GGGCTTGTTCGGTGACCTGATTTTTTTCTGATAATTTAACATTAGTTTTATTTAAAATAGGTTGAATTGTAACATAGCAGGAGTCTGTGTCGTTGTATATGTCTATAGACTCAGTAACTCCATATTTTTCATTAGCTCTTTTTTGTAAAATTTCAGATCCTGTTTTAGCTACCATTTGACCCGTCAATGTGATAGAAGAAGCATTATCAATATCCACAAACGGTGAATATTTGTTAGCCATAATTCCGTAAATGGAATTCAAAGTTAATTTCAATACACTTTGCAGAACATTGTAATAAATGACTTCATCTTCTGTTTCTTTTTTTTGTTTTAACAATTCAGGAGATTTATTTTCTTTTAATTCTTTTTCTATTTTCACTAAAGCCTTTTTAGCTTTATTCATGGCTTTCTTAGACTCTACTCTTTCCCCATATACTCTATTAATAAGAGTCGGTAAAATTCCTTTAAACTTTTGAGTATAAAGAACTCCTGCTTTAGAAACTGATATTTTTTCTTCTTTAATGAATTTATTGAATTTTTCTGTTTCTAGTTTAGTTGTCTTCCCATTAACCAACTTAATTTCTACTTCAGAATCTTTTCTCCAATTACCTGTAACAATTTTACCCAACTTGGTTTCTGGTGAAATGTTTAATGTAATGATAGTATTTGGATAAAGTGAATTGACGTCAAAACTCACTACACTTTCTTTTAATCCTCTTTCGGGTTCTCTAACATAACCACCTTCGAGCGTTTCAGTGTCGCTATCATTTTTAAATGTAGGAATAATTTGACCTTCATTATAAGCTTGGATAGCAATAGCACCTGAAAGAATACCTATTTTACCTAAAGCAGCTTCAAAGTTAGTACATCCTTTATAAGAGAGCATTCGAACTACTTTAAGAAAATTCAATTTATTTTCTAATTTACGTAATAAATCTACGTCTTGAATATTATACTCTACAAATTGATCCCAATTTTCATTAGCTAAGTTGGCGAGGTTGGTAGCATTGTAAGCGAGTTTACCCTCCTTCAACTCATATTCAGCGATGTAATTCAAAGAATATGATTCTCGATCACCAAAACTATAAACTTTATACAATTCCATGTAGTCCAAGGAACTAACACCACTAATAGTCCACTTACCAGCCATTTGACCGAATCTATCTCTAAACTCGCGGAAATGTAAATTTCTAACAGGAGACAATTGATTAATAAAATCCCTACTAATAATGTTAGTAGCTCGGTTGATAATGTAGGGCATATCAAATCGTTCACTATTCCACCCACTGACAATATCTGGGGGATCTGCCTTCCAGTGATCCACAAAACTCACAAATAAATCTTCTTCAGACCCACACTTGAAATAGGTTATATTCTTTTGCTTTGGTGTGTAATCTACATTTAACCCCCAAGTATAAGTGTGATCTTTTAGAGAGTCGTAGATTGTAATAAGATTAACTGGCGCCTTAGCTTCTTTGGGTTCAGGAAAAAAATCAGGACAATGAACTTCAATATCCAGAAAATAAATTTTTAAAGGAAATTTACTAAAATCTTTTTCATGAATTTTATCTTTAAAACTCTCAATAAGAAATTGCTGCTCCACTTGAAAATTACCAAAAAGTCTTTTTGTGGTAGATTCTGTAACAAATTTATTGCGTTCAAAGGAATTTTTGAAGTAATGTTTTTTTAAAGGTGTCTTAAAAATAGACACCGCATCAGTAGCATTTTCCTTTTCAGTATAAAGAAAAGGAGTAAAGGGAATCTCTGTATCAATTCGAGTTCCTTCTTCCGACCACGTTCTTAAAAAGACTGTTCCTTCTCTTGGTGAGTAATAAGCGTTTCTATACACACATCAATAATACGCCAACATATGCAATTCTCAAGTGTTAAGGATTGCATTCTTTAAGATATTTTCTTTCAGGAGAACCGAAAGGAGTAAAATAGGCTTCGTAGTGTTTGCCTAAGTTCTTTTCGTCTTCTAGCCAATAATTGTCTGCTATAGCTCTAGATTTTTTACAGAGGTCTGCATATCGTGTTTGGTCTTTTAAAGCATATTTAATTTGATCAATAAATTCATCTCCCGTTTTGTATAACAAAAGGGCTTCTTTATTATATGTACAGAGATCTGGACACACACAAGGTAAGCCCAATGCACCTGCTTCAATTAATTTAATATTACTTTTTGCTCTATTAAAATTATTATCTTGTAGGCAAGCAAAGGTTAATTGACTATCTGAATTTGCCATGGATTCAGGAAACTCTGGAAGAGGAACCCAAGGATAGTATGCAATTTCTCCATTATCAATAAACGGTTTTAGTGGTAAGGGGAAGCAACCGTAAAATTGCCATTTGAACATAGTACGTGTTTTAATAACAGCTTGGATAATATTAGCAAAATCATCTTGTTGATTGGTACGATTAGTCACATCAACGTGGGTTCCTGAAGCAAAAATAGAAATTTTAGGTTTCTTTTTATTCTTTTCGTACGATTTTAAAAGATTAGCCAAATTATAATAACGATCAAACCACCATTTTTGTAGGTAGTTAGGAATGACAGTAGTGGCTTTATTTCCAGTTTTTTCAATAAAGTAATCTCTCATAAAATCACAGGTCACTGTAACTTCATCACAAAGATTCATAATTTCTAAAATAGAGTTTCGGATTTCGTCTGAAGTAAAAGCGTCTTTATTTCTGTTATAATCTGGAATATCTTCTCTGAAAACAATATCATCAATTTCATAGATGAGTTTAAAATCATTTTGTTTTGAGAGTTCTTTAAGAAACTTAACAAATTGTAATTGAACTGGGGTAGCTTGGCGTTGGATCTTGACCGCTTTAATGTGTTGATAATATCTAGGATCTAAAACCATGGTAGTAGACTCCATGATGATAGCCTTTTGATAAAGATTCAACATATTGTTTGGGGCCATACAACGATAAAAAGCACATCCACCATAATCTGCTAAGTAATTTACTGCTCTTGGTAGGTTTTGTCCTGGGACTTCTGGTGGTGGTAGTGATTGTCCAACAGCAACTCTGGTAAATTGCACAGAATCTGGAATAAATGGTGGTAATCCGATAGGTGCTCCGATGTTATGTGTAAGGCCTGATTGTTTTACGATATAATTTGACATGAGATTATTAAACTATGTATGTGAATCCATTCTTCTTTTCAAGCATAGTAATACTATCTGCTTTATCTAGAACGGTAGTTCCACGATGAGTAATGATATAACAATTTTCTTTGTATTTCTCCATTCTCTCTCTAAGAACCTTTAAAACCAATTCAACTCCTTTATCATCTAAAGAAGAATCTAAGAGTTCATCATAAAAAATTGTAGAAAAATGGACATCACCTTGCATTCTCCTGATGTCTAGGAACGCAAATAAACTAGCCAGATCAATTCTTTTTCGTTCTCCACCCGAAAAATTAAAATAAGATCTTATTTCTCCTTTTTCGTCAGTGATGTTTTCATCAAAAAATTCATTAAAAGTACATAAACAATTAGCTTGTAATTGTTCGAGATAATAAGCTAAACGAGAATTGAGAACTTTTAGTATTTTACGAACAATATAAGACTTAACTCCCTCTTCAGACACTACAAATTTAACACATTCCAATACAGACAAATCATTGTCTAACTTTTCCAGCTGAGATTTGTGTTCATTTAAATTATTAAGAAGTTCTTTTACAGAATTTTCTAAGAGTTCATTGGATTCTTTTTTAATATTTTCTTCCTCTACTTCAAAATCTTTAATGCTGTCGATTAAAAAAGATATTTTAGTTTGTATGTTTGAATTTTGTTTAATAAACTCCTGAATTTTTTGTCTTTTAGAATTAATATTATTAATTTCAGACTCTTTTTCGTCCTGGTTCTTTTCTGATTCTTCTAAAAGAAGAGATATTTCATTTTTGTTCTTAGTAAGTTCTTCAATTTTGTTGGTAATTTTTGAAATATTTTCTTCTTTATGTTTAATGTCGTCTTCCGAATAAGGCCTATTACAGGTAGAACAAATAGCGTTAATTTCACCAATACCATCTAAAACACTTTTCTCGTGTTTAATGGCTGTTTTATATTCTGTAACTTTTTCAAAAATATTTTTTTGCTGATTTTTTATTTCTTTTAATTCTTCTTGAAGAGAATTAATTTTAGTAGAAAACAATTGATCTACATTTCCTGGAATTTCATGAAAAGATTTTTTGAGATCTTCTATTCTAGAATGATTATCTTCTATTTTCTTTTGAATGTTAAAAATTTTAGAGGTTTTATTGTCTACGAAAAAATCTAACTGTTGTTTGTTAACATTATAATTTTTTTCTATCTCTGAATGTTTAGCATGGCTAATTTCGTAGTCTCTTTTTTTCTCATTATACTCTTCTCTGACTTTTAAAAGCATTTCTGAAAAAATTTCCAAATTCAAAATGCTTTCAATAAATTTTCGTTTGTCTACTTTAGATTGAGCCATAAACGGAATAGTATTGTTTATGGTCATGATGACAGAATTTTGAAAAATTTTACTATTAGAATGAATTAGTTTAGAAATAAATTCATTCGTTTTTGGAAGTGTTGATCTTGTAACATCTTCTCCGTCTTTAGAAATAAAACATTTAGTAGGTTGTAAAGTACGAATAATTTGATAACAATGAGTGGTACCGTTATGGGCGATATCAAATGTTAATTTAGTTTCACAATCTTTTTTAGTCTTAGAATTAACAATAAGATCTTTATTAAGTTCTCTGATGGTTGTTCCGAATAAAGCGAAATGCAAAGCTT